CAGTTGTATCTGCCATTATAGTATTACCTCCTTTTCAATTCCACGTCCACGAATAGAACTCATCTGATAAATTCTGATTTTAATTGAAGATTGAACACTTCCAAAATCCGCAACTTGACTTGATGCAGTGTACGTTGTAGTTGGGGCGGAAGATTCAATAGTTCGAAGTATAGTTCCAGAACTTCCAATAATATCAATTTCATATCGTTCAGAAGTTTCTGTCATAGGCATGTCAACCCCATCTATCCATGCAGTATTGGACCTATCTCTCCTTATCCAAGATACTATTAAGTCATTAGATCCATTTCTAGTACCTGATACGTGAGATACCGACCAAGGTTGAAATAGTCTTGCGCTATTAGTAAATGTAACATCAACCGTTAAATCATCACTTAAGTCTTTTGTTATAGGAACTATCTTATAAGGTTTTGGAGCAAACCATTCTGTTGATGGAGCTGAAAATGAAATAATAGATGAGGTATCAAGTAGTACAAATCTGTCATCAACTATGTGCTTATCTATCTGATCTTCTGTCCCTAGACGACCCCGCAGTAAGTGGGATAATTGGTACGTATTTGTTGCAATTAAAGTTGCATATCTAAATTGAATTATTTCATTTCCAACCATCGCAGCATTATAGCCATTGAGAACATCAATTTCTGGCCTAGATTCTAAAGTGCCTGAAATCAAAGTTACTGTAAGAACATTTTCTTTATCCCAACTGTTAGCTGAACCAATTCCAAGTAATGAGGCTGTACCCATAGTACTTCTTGCAGTTGTACTAGTCTTCAATATCCATGAAGCCCCACCATCTTTAGTCTCAAATATCGCTGCTCCATTATACTGCAATCCTGTAGCTGCGAAGTACAGTACAGGATCAGAACTAGAATCTTCTGTAGGCCTAGACATATCTAAAAATTCAAACATTACTTCTGTTGGTTCAATTTCAACTGGTGCATTTACCTCACCATCAGTAACTCTATCTCCAGCAGTAAAGGTATTTCCTCCAATGTCTGTACCTTCTATGCTCATTACATATCCTGCACCCAAAGTAGCTTTATTTATTTGAATGTACCTTAGTCTATTAGCTATCGTAGTTTTAAGAATATATCCCGGACATAAAAATGCCCATCTAGGCCCCATAGTAAACTTTACAGAATTTCGACGAGTCCATGCTTCGTATAATTTTTGTTCTGCAAGTTCTTTTGCTTGACTATCTGTCATTACTAAATCAATTCCTAATACAGATACTTCTTTACTATGAGTAGACGCTCTGTAGGCGGATTGAGATCCTTGCTGATAATCTTTATCTACCGCGACGTATTTCACGATAATTCCACTAGGTAATTCTAAATCATGTTTTCTTTCTACACTGTACGCGTTTTCTTCACCTTCATCACCTTCTTTCGCACCGAGTTCTACTACATCGACTGGATATTGGTAGTCTGCCATAAAACGTGATTTTTGCTTAAACACTAGCTTGCCATCTACTTCAGTTGCACAAAAGTTATGAGAATTCATTAGAGTTTCAATATTAGCCCTGTGGGTATTACTAGTTTTAAGCATCATTCCGCTAATTGGAAGTTCGTATAATCCCGAAACTGAAATATCTGTAGAATCATTAAGCCAAGTACGCGAAGTCACTTCTCTAATTGCGGTAGCAACCGAATGTCCTGAATTTACCACTTCAAATGTAAAATTAGGAATTCTATTTCCGAAATCAGATAAGTCTAAATCCTTAAGAACAATATACGCTAAGCCTCTATATGCTGGTATGGGTTTGTTCTTCTCTAGAGCTTGTACAAATGGATCGGGTTCTTGATCTTCATTTCCTAAATATAAAGTATGCTTAATAGTTGGACTTGTGCCAGCAAATTGTTTTGTAACTTCCTTTCCGTCGGCCCATACTCTCAAGATTCCAGAAATAGGTCCTTCGCAAATTCCAATAGCTGCAGACACGGTATACCAATACGTAGTAGTTTTTGTCTTACCTCCACCACCTTTACCACTCCTATGAGTTTCAGTCTTCTTATGTTCAACAAAATTTGTTCCCCAAATGATATTTCCTGCAAGACGAAATTGTCCTAAAGGTTTTTCTATATCTATGCCATAAGCGGAAGACTGTATTGAAAGGTCGGCTAATCGTGAACCCTCCATTTCAGTATTAGGCATGAAGGAGTTGATAAGCATTGAATCCGCATAAGAAGCTACCATTCCAAATATAGGACCCCAGAAAGGACCTGCAGCAGCGATAGCGGAGCTAAAAATAAGAGTTGCCATTGTTTATTCCTCCAATGCCTTTAGTCTAAATACTCCTTTTAACATTCTCTTCCATTCAGCAGTAAACTTAATTTCTACTACACTGTTGACATCTTGCCAGGCATGTATAAATTGATTTTCTTCTGTATATAGTCCTACATGATTCGCTCCGTTACTTATGAAAGTAAATAGTAGAACATCTCCTTTTTGAACATCTTCAACTGGCACCTCGTAGCAGTATTTGAGTAATTCATCTCTGATACGATTTTCTCTGCCCGGAAGAGGAAGTCTATGGTAATCAAGAGCATAAGGAATTTTTTTACCAGTTACATTTTGATAGGTTCCTAAAAGAAGACCTACGCAATCAGTTCCGACTCCTTTTAAAGAAGCTTGATGATGCCACGGAGTTTCTTTCCAAGTACGAATTTCTTCAACTAAACTATCTACAAGATTCATATTTATTTCCTCCTAAATTAAAAGTTTATGCCAAGCCATCCATTCAACCTACTGGAGCTAGTACCCTCTCCTACAGTATTTGAAGCCCCCGAAACTGGATACGCGGTAACATAATCCGTTCCAGGTACTAAAGGTTCTCCTCTAAAATTATTTTTATTGTTAAACCTTTGAATACACGTTGTGTAATTTCTATCGCAGCCAGCAACAATAGTAAAGGTATCTCCGACTTGCATTTCAAAAGCTGGAGGCATGAAAAATTCAATATACCCATTAAGTAGTAAAGATCTTCTTACTTCTGAAACCGTATTGATGTTGTTCCCAGAAGTCCACGTTAAAAAGCCATAGTCAAAATATCCACTAATATCAGTTAAATTAGAATACATGTCAATGTCACTTATTAAAGTAGAAATTTGTCCTGTTTTAGTATAGCCTTCTAAGGATATTTTACATTTACTATCCCCAAGAGATGCTCTGCAAGTTTTCTGATATACATTGTTAGTTTTCTGTTGATATGCTTCAGCCATTCCTCGAATTTCGGTAGTAAAAGAGGCTTTATCATAAGATAGTCTACCCGTAGTTCCTCTTCTTAAAATTATTTTTTGCCCAGAAGCATTTGTCCAATCTACCAAATAAATAAATATTTCCGCGAAGTCATATAGCCCAGCTTCTATGTCGCTTTCTTTTATTGAATCCGATGATAGAATACCTTGAACATCTAGATTATCTACAGCTAAATTTTCACTATTTTCAATTGCAGAAGGAGTAAATCCTGAGGCTGCTTCGTACGTAACATTATCAAATGTTAAAGTACAATCGTGAGAAGTAAATCCCATTACTACTCCATCAGTTCGAATTATTTTCCAGCAGTGAGCAACAGTTAGAACTTCCTGATTTATAAACTCATAAGGATGAATAAATTCAGCCATAAAAGATCACCTCCCTTCTTAATTATTGCTCGCGTTTGAGTACGTTGGTATCGGATTGCTACTACGGCCAAACCACTGCCCAGAAGGTGCAACTATATTTGTACCGCAATTTTTCACAAGCACTTTTGAGTAAGCCCCTCGCAGTATTGTTGGTACGTTGCACGTAGGAGAAAATACTACTACTTTCGTTTCTGCTGGAAGAATGTTTGAATCAATGTTTTCAAATGAAGCTCTTCGAAACATTTTCATTTGCTTTGTGTGTGTTCCTTCGAAGTACATGAACGCAAGTTTTAAAACATCTACAGATTCTATCGTAATATTCTTGAAACGCATCTCTGGCAGCCACTGATCCTCCGTAGCAAGATTCGCAGCATTTGGAGTAAAGTTAGCTGTAACAAGTTTGAAATATTCTGAAGGATTAAATGATGGGCCAGTATTTTTAAAAACTTTTACGTAGCAATTTTCTACAATTAATTCTCCTCTAAAACATCTGCCGTAGGATTGATTGAGCGTTACTATTTGGCCATTATACCGAAGATCTTTTACTGGATAGGAATATAATTTGCAATTAGTTATAGAGCATACTCCAGTTCCAAAACCTACTTGAATTGCATGATGATATACTATGCAGTTATCTACATAAAAGTTACTGAAGTAATCATGAATGTCAATTCGATTTACTTCACAATCTCGAATTGAGACATCTTTTACATTATTCATTGCCATGCAGCCCCAGTAACCTAAAAGCCTGCAATTTTTCACTGAAATTTTTAGGCAATTTGTCATTCGTATCATATATCCAGAAGTAGCCTGAAAACCTGTTTCAACATTTTCTCTTCCAGCTACATTGAATCCCCGAATGTTTTCAATTTCTACTCCGTAGGATTCTCTAATATAAATGACTGCATTTTTAAAATCTGCATTTCTAAGACTATCTCCATTTGGACGAATTGTAAAATCCTTTACTGTGCAATTGTGTTGATGCACATACATTAGAGTTACATAACTATTTGGAGAAGTATTTATTATGACATCGCATCCAATAATTGTTTGACGTACGTTATTCGCGATTGTATAGCTTATCTTAAATTCACTTTTATACGTTACTGAATGGTCAACTTCTTCTTGAGCCATATTCGTGTGAGGTCCTATTACAGCTAAATCATTTCCACCAGCAGTAGACCAATCCGTTGCTAAAGGTCCAGTACATATGCCGTGCATGTCATGTACCATTAATTCTGCTCTACCAACAGTATAGACACTTCCTACATCGTCTCTAGCGGCGTATGGAGCTTCAGTTAATTTAAAAACTATGTTTGCTGGAATGCTGTTATCTAACATCGTAAAATAGTGAGAACCCTCAGTTAGTTGGGCTTTCTGATCTGGCGTAAGTTCTGACGAAGTATCACTTACCGTAAGGGAAGTTGTCACCGCATCCTTAGATGTAGTAAAATCTCCCGTAAAATAAGAGGATCCATTTTGACCTACCCAATACCAGGCATCCCAAGAAGCACTTAAGTCATCATATAAAATCGTAGATCCAGATAAATCCATATTAGTATAAACGTCTATTACTCCAGTCTGTTTTCTATAAATGGTTCCTCCATGTTGTTCTACCGCTACAGGGAACTGCTGTAGATGCTTAGTATAGTCTAGCGTGTAGATGCTATTTGCATAGGCGTGTGTTTGAATCATTGCTGGAGTATCGTCATCTATTCCATTTAATGGAGCTCCGAACATCTTATACGTAACAACATCTTTTTGATCTATTAGTGCAAAATATCCATTAAGCATAGGTTCTGCCCAAGATTTTCCTTCGTCTGTTGAAGCAATTCTATATGTTGCTCCACCACCATCATCAATAGTAAATCTTCCTAGAGTTTTACAAATTACTCCTGTAGTAAGAGATATGTTTTTAATCATGTCATCAAAGACATTAAATACTATAGTTGTCATAATTTCACCTCCTAGTTATTAGATATGACTACTGTTGTTGGTTTTGGATTCTCAGTTTTTCCGAACCAAGTTGATGCAGTGGAAACAATATTCGTACCACAATTGTATACTAGCACCTTTGAACCGGTTTCGGACAGTATTATCGGCACATCTGTTCCGGATACGAAAGATACCGCATACGTCTGAGCGGTTGGAACGTTTGTCTCGATGTTTTCAAAAAGCGCTCTTCGGGCTATAGTAAGAGTATTAGTACTAATACCCCCTATTCTCATGAAGTAGAAAGCAGTCAGTAAAGTAGATTCAACTTCAATATTTGTGCAAATGATTTCTGGAAATCTGAATAGAATGTCTACGTGGCTTGGCTTATCAGAAAATGTTGCTTTAATTAATGAGAAAGTATCTCCCGCAGCTGCAGTTTTAGATGCATATATTCTGCAATTTTGTACTGACAACTTGCCAGTAAAACATCTTCCAGTTTCTACTAGTAATTCAACTAGTGTAGGAACATAGTCAAGACTTATAATGTCCGCAGAATATAGTTTACAGCAATTTAAAGTTACAAGTCCAGAACCATACCCTATTGCAATTCCGTGATTGTACATAATGCAATTATCTACATGAATGTTACTTACATTATCGAATGCTTGTACTCCACCAATGTCAGAATCTCTAACTATTAAATCCTTGCAATTGATAGCATATATGCTCTTATAATATCCAAGTAACCTACAATCTTTAATAAGAACATTGCAGCAATTCTCGAATGAAACAACGTATC